GAGCAGATGCATGCCGGGTGCGTATCGCCCGGTGGGCAGCCGCTGCACCATGCCCTCGTTCACCAGCGTGTTCAGCGTTCTGCTGATGTTGGCGGGCGACTCCTGCAGGGCGATAGCCAGTTCGTTGTTGGAAACGCCATCCAGCGAGTGCCCCTTGAGCGCTTTCATGATCAGAATGGCCCGACGGATGGTCTGAGAGGTGTTGGTTGATGGGCTTGAACTCATGATCTACCCCTTTTCTGTATATGAAATGCTGTTACACTTACTGCAAATGCGCATCATGCAGCGGCTTGTGATTTAAGACCGAGTTTTACGGCGATCTCATGGGCTTTTCCGTAGTTGGCTTTGCTCTGGCCGTTTAGTACCTGATAAACCAGGTTACGGCTGTAGCCATGCTCGTTAGCCCAATCCGTAACGGTTCGGCCCTGGCTACGGAAGCGATTTTTGACCTGTTCTGGGGTCATCTTTAGCTCCTTAGATGTGTGATTATGTTCTGGTATATGTGATTATTATTGTCCATTTTTTTAGACAGGTCAAGATCGTGTCCAATATTTTAGATGGTCTGCGTGAGCGCCTAATAGAAGAACTAAAGCGTGTCGGCCCGTTGGCCGTATCCAAGGCTGCGGGTATTTCGCGCGCAACGATTTATAACTGGATGGAGAAGGGGAACACTCCTCTTGATAAATTGCCCTTGTTGGACTCTGTTGGGGTCGACGTGACTTATGTGCTTACTGGTTGCAGGGAAAAAATCGATATCCCTCCCTACGGCACAGTTAATACCCCTGACGAAGCCGAACTTTTGGCAGAATATAGAGAAGGTACGGAGGAAGCGCGTGACATTGCACGCTATACCTTAAAGAGAGCGGCGGCTAAGGACCGAAAAGCCGTTTGATATCGTCAGGCTGAGGCTGACACCTATAATCAGTAGTTATCCTGACAAAATGTCTCAGGGGCCACCTCCAATACGCGGCCCCGCTGATCCCCCAAATGCTGGTTCAAAAATCATTGATTTAAATGGATACCGAAAAAGGAAGAAAGATGAACAAACGGATTGATCTATCTCATCACCTAGCGGAACTTCACTTCATCAGTACCCAATATCTCGGCACGATCCCACCACCATTTCTAGCACCGTCAAAAATTACAAATCACCAATTCCTTACGCGGTGTTGCCTGTCCCGTAACGGTTAAATTGTACTTTATATCTACACACATCCGAGTCATTCCCCGGAATGCAGCCCTCATTTCGGGGATGTCGTTCACCGAAATTATCATTTTCCCTTTGATACTGCGTGCCAGCGCCGCCATACGATCATAATTATCCAGGCCAAACTCCACGCCATAACCCTCAGTGCCCCAGTACGGCGGATCGCAATAAAACAGCGTATGCGGCCGGTCGTAGCGTTCGATGCACGTCGCCCAGTCCATGTGCTCGATCACCGTGCGCGATAAGCGAAGGTGGGCCATCGACAGCTCTTCCTCGATGCGCAACAAATTAAACCGGGGCGCACTGGTGGTGGAGGTGCCAAACGTGTGATCGGCCACCTTGCCGCCGAACGCCTGCTTTTGCAGGTAGTAAAAGCGGGCGGCCCGCTGAATATCAGTAAGCGTTTCCTCTGGTGTATCCTGCAGCCATTTGAATATCTGCCGACTAACCAGCGCCCATTTGAATTGCCGCACAAACTCTTCCAGGTGGTGCTTGACGACGCGGTAAAGGTTGACCAGTTCCCCGTTAATGTCGTTGATCACCTCGGTCTTGCTTGGCGCTTTCAGGAAATACAGAGCAGCAGCACCGCAGAACGGCTCTACGTAGCAGGTATGCGCCGGGAAAAGTGGCAGGATATGTTTGGCCAGGCGGCGTTTGCCGCCGATCCAGGGAACGATGGGTAATGCCTGGTCTTTCATTATCTGTAAGCCTTTTTCATTTAGTGAAAATACGGTAGGCTGTTCCGGTCGTCGATGACAGGAGAGCCCCGGTTGACTCACAGGTGCGATCTGTGTGTTGACGGCCTGCCCGGTGTTGGACCACCGGGCGGGTCGCTCTTTTTTAAGCTTTGATGATTTCGTGCTGCGTTTTGAGTTGGTGAAGTGCAAAGGTGAGGCTTTCCGCAAAAATTGCGGGTTCGTGGTTTAGTAGGATCTCATGAAAATGGTGCAGTGCGCGGGCAGCATCCATACGCTCCGTGGCGATGCCAATCACATCTTCGGTAATAGCATTAAGACGTTCGGCATCCTCAAGGGTCTGCAATGAATACCAAGGGAATGACATGATGACCTCCAATAGCAATGAATTTAATGTTCTGGTTGGCAAAATATTCTGTCGACTACTTGATATGCATCCGCAGCCCCAGATGCTTATCTTCGACGCCTTCTTCGACTTCCCTGACGACCTGGAGCGAACCCTGGACATGCCTGAATGCCGCTCTTTTTTCAGTTGCATCAAATGGCTTAAACAGCACGGCTACGTTGACTACTCCGGTCTTATCTCGGTGGCAGCCATGAATGTCACCATCACTGAGAAAACCCTCATCATCCTGAATGCGCTACCCAAATCGTTGCAGCAGAAACAAAAGCCCCTGAAGGACGCACTGCTGGATGCTGCCAAAACGGGTAAGAACGCGGTTATTGCTGAATGCGTATCTCGGATTTTCGCTTATTCTATGGATGGAAACGGCAGCGACTGTGAATGAACGCCTTGCTGCAGGTCTTTTAGTATCCTGCATAAACCGAGCGCCAGGGCCTGTGGCAGAAGTTGCTTGTCAGCCCTGGCGAGGAGGGTTTCCCAGTTCGCCCGGCTGGTGACCCAGTCCGTTACACCAGTGAGTTGAAGCTCGGCAATAAAACGTACCTGCTCACGTAACTCAACCGCTGCGGGGGTTTCTTCTTTCGCCGTAGCAAGTTGTTTTTCTTTCGCGGCACTCATTGTAGTATCCTCCTCTGCTGAACATGCCTCATCTTGCATCCTGTCCCGGATAAAACCTCTTAAAGCCCTTTAAAAGCGCTTTCCGCGCCACACTGGCATGCTGGCTCCATCGTAAAAATGGAGGCTTCACCATGCATTCCCGCAAGAAACGCACATTACCCCGCCCCAAAAAACCACGCCTTAGCGGCTGGCTGCTGACGGCCATCATCTTGTTCCTGGTCATTGCGCTGGTGTCACCGCAGCAAGTGACCGTCGTGGTCTACAAATTGTCGTTGATCACCCTGGCGGCGGTTACCGGCTACTGGCTCGACAGGTCACTCTTTCCCAAGGCTCGCCCAGGGCAGTACCTGCGCCATGAACAGCCGCTGATGGAAGACGGCCGCTTTCCGGTGCAGACCGGGTGCCATATGGTCTTTGCCATCGCCATGCTGCGCCGCGCCATCGTGGTATCGGCGGTGTGCCTGGCCGTGGCGATGGGACTCTGACCATGAGCTGGCCTCAAGTCACTCTCATCATCCTGTTCGCCTTCGGTCTGGGCGTAACGGCCATTAAGCACGGCGAACCCCGCAACGATAAATACAGCTTCTGGTGGCAACTTCTGGCCAATCTGCTGATTGCCTGGTTGCTTTGGTGTGGCGGATTCTTTTCCCAGGCACAGGCGGCCCAGCCGCCGGCTGCCGCTCAGCACTACCGGGATGCGACCATTCGTAATGCTCGCCTGGTATGGGGGCTCAATGCCCCGGTCGCGGATTTCGCCGCCCAAATCCATCAGGAAAGTCACTGGCAGCCAGACGCTGTGTCGCCAGTGGGCGCAGAGGGGCTCGGGCAGCACGGTGGTTCGGTGACCTGGTGCCGGAACTGGCTGCCAAGGCCCCGTTCAACCCCGACTGGAGCATCCGCGCGCTCATGCACTATGACCGCTGGCTGTGGCAACGCCTGGATGCCGTCAACGGCTGCGAGCGCATGGCCATGACGTTGTCGGCCTATAACGGCGGACTCGGCTGGGTGCAACGTGACCGCCGCCTGGCGGTATCCCGGGGGCTGGAGGGTCGCCGCTGGTTTGGGCATATCGAGCAGGTTAACGCCGGGCGCAGTCCGGCAGCCTGGCGTGAGAACCGCCATTATCCGGCGCGCATCCTGCGTGAACTGGCACCGAGTTATCTGAGCTGGGGAGGAAGCTGCTGTGTTTAAAACGCAGATTCTGGGCGCGCTGGCGGTACTGGCGCTAGTCGCGGTGTTGTCCGCCCTCTGGTGGCACGGCCACGCCCGCGGCTTTGCCCAGGCGAAGCAGCTCGGCGAGCAACGCGTCTCCCAGTTGCAGGAAGGCTACAGTCGACTGGAGAAACAGCGCGCCGAACGTGAACTGCAGACCTTGCGTGAATTACAGCAACGTTTCGAACGCCAGCTTGCCGCCTCTCTTGCGAGCGAGCGCAACTACCTGGCGCACATTGAACGGCTTGACGCCGAAAACACCCGACTTAAAAGGCAGATTGATGATGTTACCCGGCAATGGATGGATGAAAAAGGCAGGCTACATCCTGTGTCCTGCGTGTTTACTCGTGGCTTCGTGCAGCACTACAACACCGCCCTCGGCGTGCCCGACGCCGAAGGTGCAGGCGCTGCCGCCACTGCCACCGGTGCTGGCAAAACGCCCGGGTCAACTGGCGCCGCTGACGCCCGGTTACGCCGGTCCGACATCAGTCAGCGCGATATCCTCGCCAACGTCAACGACAATGGCCGGCAGTGCCGCATCTGGCGCGAGCAAGTGAACGGCCTGCTGGATTACATCGAAGGACTACAACAATGACGTTACAGCTGGATTTCTGGGTACTGGTGGGCTATTTGCTGGGCTTTTTGGGCTTTATCGGCGGGCTGGCCAAGTGGTTTATCAATGAGACCGAAAAGCGCCAGGCAGAGCGGTTCAATTCACTCGAGCGTCTGATGCGTGACTCGTCCGACAAATGGGCGCGGCTTGAGCGGGAGGTGCTGGAGTTCAAGGTGGAAGTGCCGGAACGCTACGTCCGGCGTGATGAGTTCATCCATTACCAGCAGGTAGTCGAGTCCCGACTGGATGCCATCTACCAGAAGCTGGAAAACATGCAACTGCGACAGTTAACGGGAGGATAAGACATGATGATTGATACAGCTCAGGCCCGGCGTGAAGGGCTGCGCTGGGTGCTGCTGCAGGTGATTAACAAGGCGCGGCCTTACCCGGCCAATGACCCGCTGCTGTGGGATGTCGGCCGTTCGCTCTATCCCGACCTGAGCATGCTGGAGCTGCAAAAAGAGCTGCTGTTCCTGGACGGTTTGGGGCTGCTGGTGCTGACCCGGCCGCCGGCACGCTCCTGGACGGCGACCCTGACGCCGGCGGGCGTCAACCTGGTGGAATACGTATCGGACGACGTGCCCGGCATTGCCCGGCCGGCCAAATACTGGAGGGAATAAGCATGGCGCCACGCAGTCAAATAGATGTCCTGCCCCAGGCGGTGCGCGAATGGCTTGACCGGGCGCTGACCGAGCGCAACTTCAGCGGCTATCGCGAGCTGGAGACGCTGCTGCGTGACAAGGGCTACAGCATCGGTCGGGCGCAGATTTCCCGCTACGGGCAGAAGGTCCAACGCCGCTTCGCCGCTATCCGTGAAGCCACCGAGATGGCGCGTATCATCACCGAAGGTGCTGAAGATGATCAGGACAAGCGATCTGAGGCCATCATCGCCACTATCCAGGCCGATATCCTTACGGCGCTTATCGACGTGCGTGAGGCGAGTGACGACGACATGGAGCCGGCTGAACGGGCCTCCTTGCTGGCCAAGGTCGGCAAAAGCATCGCTACACTGACCCGCTCATCGGTGACGCTCAAGCGCTTCCAGGCAGAAGTGCGTGAGAAGATCACTGCCAAACTGGACGAACTGGAGCAGGAAGTCAGGAACAACGACGGGCGCGTATCGCTGGAAACCGTGCAGCGCGTACGTTCACAAATCTACGGGATCATCAAATGAGCGCCGCACTACAGCTTTACGGCTACCAGCAGCGCTGGTTCCTCGACCGGTCACGCTTCAAGATTGGCAAGTTTGCGCGTCAGACAGGCAAGACCTTTACCACCACGCTGGAGCTGGTCGACGATTGCTTCGAGACGGAGGCCAACGGCGGGCGCACGCGCTGGGTTATCCTCTCGCGCGGTGAGCGCCAGGCCAAGGAGGCGATGGAGGAAGGCGTCCGCAAACACTGCCAGGCATACAGTCTGGTGGCCAAAGAACTCGAAGGCTATGTCACCGGCGCATCCGGCGAGCGTTATACCATGCTGGAGGCGGTGCTGCCGGGCGGCTCGCGCATCACCGCACTGCCGGCCAACCCCGATACCGCCCGTGGCTTTGCCGCCAATGTGTTCCTGGACGAATTCGCCTTTCATGCCGACAGCCGAAAAATCTGGACGGCGCTGTTTCCGGTCATTTCCAACGGCTACAAGCTGCGCGTCACCTCGACCCCGAACGGCAAGGGCAACAAGTTTTACGAGCTGATGACCGACGCCGCGCTCGACAATGTCTGGTCGCGTCACGTGGTCGACATCTACCAGGCGGTGCGTGAGGGGTTGCCGCGTGATATCGCTGAGATGCGCGCGGCGCTCAACGACGAGGATGCCTGGGCGCAGGAGTTTGAGCTCAAGTGGCTGGATGAGGCGTCGGCCTGGCTCTCCTACGAGCTGATTGACGGCGTGGAGCACGACCTTGCCGGTCTGCCCGAGCACTACGCCGGGGGCCCCTGTTTCGTCGGCGTGGATATCGGTATTCGTAATGACCTGTTCGTTATCTGGGTGCTGGAGCAGGTCGGCGACATCTACTGGACGCGAGAAATCATTACCCGCAAACGTGCCACCTTCGCCGAGCAGGATGCGCTGCTCGATGACGTGTTCTTCCGCTACCGGGTGCTGCGCTGCTGCATCGACCAGACCGGCATGGGCGAAAAGCCGGTGGAAGACGCCAAACATCGCCACGGCAGCAGCCGCGTCGAGGGGGTGATATTCACCAGCAACAACAAACTCACCCTGGCCACGCGGGGCAAGGAGATGTTCGAAGACCGTCGGCTGCGCATTCCGCTCGGCGACAAAACCCTCCGGGCAGACCTGCACAAACTGACCAAGGTCACTGGCCCGACCGGCGCGCCCCGCTTTGTGGCGGACAGCGACGCTGCCGGCCACGCTGACCGTACCTGGGCAGGTTTCCTGGCGATCAACGCCTCTGACGGGCCGATCGGCCCGGTACGGGTTCATTCACGGCGGCCACGCCAGGCCAGACGACTACTGGAGGGCTATTAATGCCACGCGGACTGTATGTATCACCCACCGAGTTTGTCGCCTTTGCCGACCAGCGTCGGCCGCTGATGCGCTCCATCGCCACCCGGGAACGTAGCCCTGCGGGTATACTCGGCTTTACCCAATGGCTACCCAACCCGGACGTCATTCTCAAGTCCCTGGGGCGCGATATCAGCGTCTATCGGGAGCTGCGCGCCGAACCGCTGGTCGGCAGCAGCATTCGTCGCCGCAAATCGGCGGTCAAGGCACTTGAGCGCGGCATGACGCCCCGCAATGCCGACAAGGCCGTGGTGGACTTCCTCACCAGCGTGATGGAAGACTGGGATATCGACCGCATCATCGGTGAACTGCTGGATGCGGCCTTCTTTGGCTATCAGCCGGCCGAACTGACCTGGGCGCAGCAGGACGGCCGCCTGGTGGTCACCGATGTGGTCGGCAAGCCCCCCGAGTGGTTCTGCTTTGACGACGGCAATCAGCTGCGCTTTCGGGCCCGGCATGCCGGCCTTGCCGGCGAATTATTGCCGCCGCGCAAGTTCGTGGTGGCCACGCAGGATGCGACCTTCGACAACCCGTACGGTTTCCCCGACCTGTCGATGTGTTTCTGGCCGGTGGCCTTCAAGAAAGGTGGCTGGCGATTCTGGATGAGCTTTACCGAGAAGTACGGCAGTCCCTGGCTGGTCGGTAAGCATCCCCGGGGGACGGCGGATGCGGAAATCGATTTGTTGCTGGACTCGCTCGACCAGATGGTGGAAGACGCCGTGGCGGTCATCCCGGATGATGCGTCGGTCGAAATTATCGAATCCGCCGGCAAAGGTGCATCGAGTGACGTTTATCGCCATCTGATTGAGCTGGCGCGTTCGGAGATCACTATCGCCCTGCTGGGGCAGAACCAGACTACCGAAGCGTCAGCCAACAAGGCCAGCGCTGTCGCCGGGCTTGAGGTCACCGCCGATATCCGTGACGGCGATGCCAAACTGGTGATGAGCGCCATCAACCAGGTGCTGCGCCATATGGTCGAGCTCAACTTCGGTGACGTGCCAATGCCGCAGTGGGAGCTGTGGGAGCAGGACGCGGTGGACGATGTCCAGGCGAAGCGCGACCAGAGCCTGACCCTGTCGGGGGCAATCTTTACCCCGCAATACTTCATGCGCGAGTACAACCTGCAGCCTGGCGACCTGCGCGAGTCGGCGGTCATGACCCCACTGACCAATGCCGCCTTTGCCGAGTCCCAGGCCGATGAGGCCGGCTTGCCCGAGGAAGCACTAGACAGCGCACTGGACGCGTTGATAAATACCGGCCATCTGGACAAGGTACTTGCACCGGTGTTGGCCCCGCTGTTTGACGCCGTGGAAAAAGGCCAGTCGCCGCATACCCTGATGGGGATGTTGGCGGAGATCTATCCGCGCATGGATGCCGATCGGTTGCAGGAGCGCCTGGCTCGCATTCTGTTTATGGCAAAGGTTGCGGGGAGGCTCAGTGCTCAGCAGTGATGATTTGTCGGTCTGCTTTGGCCTGCCGCCGGCGCGCGCCATTGCGTATCTCAAAGCCAAGGGCTATCGCATCACCTGGGACTGGGAGGAGATATGGCAGGAGGCGCACGCCGAGGCGTTCACCGTGGCCAGGGTCACCCGCCTCGATATCCTGGAAGATATCCGTCAGGCGCTGGCAAAAGCCCTTGCAGAGGGCAAAACCGCGCGCTGGTTCAAAAAGGAACTGACGCCGATACTGCAGGCGAAGGGATGGTGGGGAAAAACGGACACCACCGACCCGACCACAGGTGAGCCGGTGACCATCCAGCATGGCAGCCCGTGGCGGCTGGATACGATTTACCGTACCAACATGTCGACGCTCTACAGTGCCGGACGCTGGGCCGAACAGCAGGTCAATATCGATGACCGGCCCTACTGGATGTACGTGGCCATCCGCGATAACCGCACCCGCCAAAGCCATCTGGCGCTGCATGGCCTGGTGTTTCGCGCCGATGATCCGTTCTGGCAGAGCTTCTACCCCCCGAATGGCTGGCGCTGTCGCTGCAGCGTGGTCGCACTGAGTGCCGATGATGTTCGCAGCCGGGGGCTGTCTGTCGGCTTCGCGGCCAGCCGACTAGAGAGTGCGCTCAAACTGGTCTCCGAGAAGACCGGTGAATTGAAGGAGGTCGCCACCTTCCGCCTGCCGTCGGGTAAGACCATCAGCCCCGACGTCGGGTTCTCGTACAACCCCGGGCACGGTTATGCGCCAGACCTGGTGCGCTATGGCGGCTCGCTGGCAAGTCTGGCGCGCGAGCAACTTGGAGAACGTCCATGAACGACCTGATGCACATTGCCATTAATGCCGGTGAACTGGAGAAAGCCCTGCGTAACCTCGACACCGCCGGGCGGGATATGACACCGCTGATGCGCGCCCTGGCGGAAACCCTCAAGACCGAGACCGACCTCAACTTCGAGGACGAGGGGCATCCGGCCTGGCAACCGTCGGTGGCCGCCCAGACGCGCGAGGGGATGACGCTCTCGGCAACCGGGCAACTGCGCGGCAGCGTGACCACCGAGTACGACAGTCACCAGGCCACGCTCGGCACCAACCTCGATTACGCGCGTATTCACCAGCTCGGCGGCAAGGCCGGCCGCAACCGCAGCGTCGAACTGCCGGCACGCCCGTACCTGCCGGTCGACGCCGACGGTACGCTGCAGGCCGGTACCGAACAAAAACTGCTAGATACGGTGCTGCGCTACCTGGAACGGTCAACTGGACGTTAAGGCCGTCACGCGATTTAAGGCGCGCAGGCGGGTCAGTTTACCTCTGTACGCCCCGACGGCCTTTATAAACCTTTATAAAGGCCTCTGCGGCGGTTTTTACGCGCGGTCGTTGACGCCATCCTCAATCAGCGGCATGATCGGCGCACACCTCTTGGTCTTTCCTCCTCTATTTTCCCGTTACCCCGTTTTTCTTAAAGCCGTTTAAAAGCCGACACCATTCCCTCTGCGCCACACTGCTCCGGAACATTCACCGGAGGGGACATGAGCACACTCCATATTTTCAAGGCCGGCACGCATACCGACATGCACGGCCGCAAGATTGATTTCAGCGAGACCATGATCGGCGATATGGTGCAGGCGTACGATCCGTCGCTGCACGAAGCTCCCATCGTGGTCGGGCACCCGCGCACCGACGACCCGGCTTACGGCTGGGTAAAACGCCTGGCAGCTCAGGGGCGTGACGTGCTGGCTGAACCGCATGAGGTCGACCCGGCATTTGCCGAGCTGGTTGCCAGCAAGCGATTCAAGAAGATTTCCGCCTCGTTCTACACCCCGGACTCACCCAGCAACCCCAAGCCCGGCGTCTATTACCTGCGCCATGTGGGGTTCCTGGGTGCTCAGCCGCCGGCTATCAAGGGCCTCAAAAGCGCCTCATTTCATGAAGAGGAAGACGGCGTGGTGGAGTTCGCCGACTGGGGCTTTACCACCAGTGCGTCGATGTTTGCCCGCCTGCGTGACTTCTTTATCGAGAAGTTCGGCCGTGAGGCCACCGACGAGGTGATCCCCGCCTGGCAAATTGACGCCCTGCGCGAAGCCGGCCAACCCGAATCGACGCCGCGCCCCGCGTTTACCGAATTTACCGTCGCTGCTCCGGCAGCGCCCATTCCCCCCACCACTGAGGACAACACCGTGGATGAGCAAGAAAAACAGCGCCTGGAGCAGGAGAACGCCGACCTGAAACGCCAGCTAGACGCCCGCCGTCAGGCCGACAGCCAGGCACGCCAGCAAGAGGTACACAATGCCAATGCCGCCTTTGCCGACAGTCTGGTGACTGACGGGCGACTGGCCCCGGCCGCCAAAAACGTTGTGGTGGCGATGCTCGATGCTGCCGACGCCGGCGAAGAGCCGGTCAGCTATACCGAAGGCAGTATCACTCAGCCGCTTGGCGAAGCGTTTCGCGCGCTGCTCAAAAGCGCGGCCCCGCTGGTTGATTTCAGCGAGGTCGCGACCAAAAAGCGCGGCAACCCTACCGTGCACACGACAGAGTTCGCCGACGCCGATCCGGCTCGCCTGGCGCTGCACCAGAAAGCGCAGGCACTCAGCCAGTCCGAAAACATCAGCTATGAAGCGGCCGTCAAACGCTGCCTGTAAGGAGAGAGCATGTCCGATTATCTGAAGGGTAAACGCGTCGTTGACCCGGTATTGACCAGCGTGGCACGCGGCTACAAGAATGCCGCTTTCATCGGCGACCAGTTGTTCCCTGTGGTGCAGATGGAAAAGGAAGGCGCAAAAGTGCCGACCTTTGGCAAGGGGGTGTTTGCTGTTTATGACACCAAGCGCGCCGTCGGTGCCGACAGCAACATCATGATCCGCGAGAAGCAAGACAGCATGGATATCCTGCTGGATGAGCACGACCTGGCAGCGCCGGTGGATTATCGCGAGCAGCATGAGTCGATGTTCAACGAGGAAGTCAAGGCCGCCCGGCGTGCGACCAATGGCATCGAACTGCGCCGCGAGATCTACGCCGCCGAAATGGCGCAGAACCCGAAAATCTACCTGACCAACGCGGTCAAGAAGCTGGTCAGGGAAGATGCCTGGGTGAAAGACGGCAAGGCCAATGGCGATCCGCTGCGGATTATCGAAGACGGCATGGAAATCGTGCGTCAGAACATCGGCCTGCGTCCGAACGTCATTACCTTCGGCGCATCGGTCATGGCGTTGCTGCGGTTCCACCCCGCGCTGCAGGCGGCCATTGGCGCCAACGAGCGCAAGCGCATCACGGACGATATCCTCAAGGATCTGTTCCAGGTGGATAAAGTGCTGATCGGGGCGCCGCGCTCGCTGTCAACCGACGGCAAGAAGGTGTCCGACCTGTGGGCCGACAATGTAATGCTGCATTACATTACGGCCCCGCAAGCCGGCAGCGACAGCGCCGACGAGAACGAGCCGTCGTTCGGCTATACCTTCCGCCGCACCGGCATGCCCGTTATCGACAAGTTCGACAGCGCCGGCGGCAAAGTGGTGAACGTCCGCTATACCGACATCTACAAGGTGGCTGTGGTCGGGTCGGATGCCGGGTACCTCATTACCAACGTGAAAGGAGTCTGAGATGCAGACGCAACAGGTTGTGTTGACCACAACGGTAGTGGCAAGCGAGCCGCTCACGCAGCAACGCCTGGTGAATGTGACCGGCGGGCCCTGCAGGGCCGGTGACATCGCGCTTGGTGTTGCCGAGGTTGACGGCAAGGCCGGTGATTCGGTGCCGGTCAACGTGCTGGGTATCATCGCCGCTGAGGCGGGCGGTGCCATTGACGTGGGCACATCGCTGACGGTCGATGACCAGGGCCGCGTGATTGCAGCTGCGCCGGCCGAAGGTAAAGCCTCTCAGGCAACCGGCGCGGTGGGTATCGCGCTCAGCGCTGCCGGCGGAGAGGGTCAGCTCATTCGTGTGCTCTGGAGGGCGTAATGGCCTACTGCACGGTCGCGGATGTGGGCAAGGTTATGGCCAGCCGTACGCTGATTGAGCTCACCAATGACGCGGTGATGATGAATATCGGCGAGGTGCTGCCGGCGACGGTCAACGAGGCGGTCATCCTTGACGCCATCCGTTATGCCGACGAGTTGATTGACGCCCACCTGCGCGGGCGTTATCGGCTGCCGCTGCCCCTCATCCCCACGGTATTACGTGATCTGGCCGTCAATCTGGTGTGCCACTGGCTCTATCGACGGCGCCCGGAGGGTGACCTGCCGGAGGCGGTCAAGGAGAGCTATCGCGGCACCGAGAAAACCCTGGTGGCCATTCGTGACGGCAAACTCACTCTCGGTGTGGAAGCGACGCAGCGGGATATGCCGGAGCCCGGCGAAATGCGCGTGCGCAGTCCCGGGCGTCGCTTTGGCGGCCCCGGTGGACTTTTGGAGCGTTACTGATGAACGTCAGCGAGCTGTTAACTGCCGTGGTGACACGGCTTCGCACCAAGTTGCCGGCACTGCATGTGGATTTTTTTCCGGAGAGCCCGGCAGAGTTTCGCCTCAACCACCCTTTGGGGGCGGTACTGGTGAGCTATGGCAAATCCACCTTTGGCAAAACACAGGATGTGGGCGTCGTCATTCAGCCGCAGAGCGTGCGGTTCAACGCCACCGCTGTGCTGCGCCAGCTTAACGGCAAGGGCGGCGCGGTCGACGTCCTCGACTTGCTGCGTCAAAGCCTGGGCGGCTGGCGTCCACCGGACTGCCAGCGTGACATTTGGCTGGTCGAGGACGTGTTCCTCGGCCAGCGCGAGGGACTGTGGCAGTACGTCCTGACGTTCGAGACGGTCACGGTATTTGTACAGGACAGCGAGTCGGCGGATCTGCCGCTGCTCACCCAAGTTGATTACGAGGAAAGCGATGAAATACATCTACAACGGCCCGGCGAGCGGGGTGACGCTGCGCTTCGGGGAAGTGCTGCAGGAGATCCTGCTGTTCCCTGAACGGGAGGTCGAGATGCCTGCCGACCATGAGTATACCCAGACGCTGGAGATGCTCGGCTATCTGACGCCGGTGGAAGATCCTTCCATCTTTGATGAACCGGTACCTGAACCTGAGCCAGCCCCTGAACTGCAAACGCAGCCCGAGCCTGATACCAAGGTCAAGGCCGCTGACGGTAAAGGCAGAAAGTCCCCTGAAGAAGGAGATAAACAATGAGTGCCAATTATTTACACGGGCCGGAGGTTATCGAGATCGAGCGTGGCTCGCGTCCGGTCAAGGGCGTCAAGTCAGCGGTTATCGCCGTAGTCGGTACCGCCCCGGCAGGTCCGGTCAATGTGCCAACGTTGTGCCTGACCGAGAAGGATGCGGCGCAGTTCGGTAGCGAAGCTGAGGGGTTTACTTTGCCGCAGGCGCTAAGGGCCATCTACGACCACGGTGCGGGTACCGTGGTGGTGATCAACGTGTTTGACCCCAAGCGCCACAAGGCGACACAGAACGAGCAGGACGTGACTTTCGACAAGGCCACCAACCAACTGCAGCTGAAGTCTCCGGTGGTCAGCCCTGTTACGCTTAAAAGCACTGACGCCAAAACCACCTATGTGGCAGGGAAGGATTTTACCGTTATTGCCGCCACCGGCATCGTTACCCGTGTAGCCAATGGCGCGATTGCGGTGGGGGCACAGGTCAGAGCAACCTATGACAATGCGGATACCTCGAAAGTCACCGCCGCAGATATCATTGGCAGCACTGATGCCGCCGGGCGCCGTACGGGGCTCAAGGCGCTGGATGAGACCTATACGCTGTTCGGTTTTGACGTAAAGATCCTGATCGCCCCGGTTTACTGCACTCAGAACTCGGTGACGGTTGAACTGATTGCCTGCGCCGAGAAGTACAAGGCGCTGGCCTACGTCGATGCGCCGGTCGGCACCACGTTCGCCCAGGCCATCAATGGGCGCGGACCGGCCGGTAATATCAACTTCAATACGTCTTCCGACCGTGTACGGCTCTGTTACCCGCATGCGCTGGTCTACGATAAGGCGACCAACAAGAACCGCCTGGAGCCGCTATCCCAGCGCGCGGCCGGTCTGCGCGCCAGGGTCGACAACGACAAGGGCTTCTGGTGGTCGTCCTCCAACCAGGAAATTGCAGGAATTGTCGGCATGGAGCGGGCATTATCCGCCAAACCGGGTGACCCGCAAAGCGAGGTCAATCTTCTCAACGAAAATGGCATCACCACGGTGTTCAACAGTTTCGGCAGCGGTCTGCGCCTGTGGGGCAACCGTACGGCGGCGTTTCCGAGCGTGACGCACATGAAAAACTTCGAGAACGTGCGGCGCACCGCCGATATGCTCAACGAGTCCCTGCGGTTTTACAGCCAGCAATATATCGACCAGCCGATTGACCAGGCGCTGATTGATGCGCTGACCGAGTCCGTCAACGCTTACGGTCGCAAGCTGATCGGCGACGGCGCGTTGCTCGGGTTCCTGTGCTGGTATGACAAGAACCGCAACCCGGATGAAGAAATTGCCGCCGGTCATCTGCTGCTGAGCTACAAGTTCACGCCAAAACCGCCGATGGAGCGCCTGACGCTGGAATCGGAGATCACCGGCGAGTTCCTGGCCACGCTGAAAGGAGCGACACAATGACAACGAGCGACAATCGCACGCTGCGCCGTCGGGTGCTGGATACGCTCTACCGCGAGCGCAAAGTGCGCCCCCTTGGGCATGGCCTGTTTATCGGCGAGCTGGAGACGCTGTTCGGCGCCCCGCTGGACTTCGATGTTCAGTACCTGGTGGAAAAAGGCCTGGTCAGCTGGTCGGCCGGCTATCTTAAACTGACCGCTGCCGGCATCGATGCCGTCGAGGAGGAAAACTATGGCCGGTAAAATCGAGATCAACGCGATCAGCAACGCCAATATCTACGTCAACGGCGCGAATTTGTTGGGGCGAGCCGAAGAGGTCAAATGCCCGGAGATCCAGGCCATTATGCAGGAGCGCAAGGCGCTGGGCATGGTCGGCAAGCTGGAGTTGCCTTACGGCTTTGACAAGCTGGAGGGTGAGATCAAGTGGAACAGCTTCTATGCCGACGTGGCGCGCCTGGTGGCCAACCCGTTCAACAGCCACCAGTTGCAGTGCCGTTCGAGCGTACAGCGTTTCGGCTCTCAGGGACGTATTGATGAAATCCCGCTGGTGACCTACATGACGGTGATGTTCAAAAAGAACCCGCTGGGCACTTTCAAACAGCACGAGAGCCCGGACTTCACCAGCGGTTTCAGCTGCACCTATGTCAAGCAGGTGCTGGATGGTGAAGAGCTGCTGGAGCTGGACTACATGGCCAATATTTTCCGTGTTAACGGCGTCGACGTGCTTGCAGATTACCGCAGTAATATCGGCGGCTGATATCCCGGTTTCGTCCATTAGCCTATTGAAGGGGCCGCATCGCGCGGCCCTTTTGCATTATTAATGCCGTTTAAAAGCGCCGACTACCCAGGTGCGTTACCGTGCTTCTACTGATTATTTTACTCAATCCAGTAGAGGAACATCTTATGTCTCAATCAACCGAACAATTTCTGCTCCGCTATCCCTACACCACCGCTGGCGGCCAACGCATCGAAAAGCTGCCCATGCGTCGTCTCGAAGTGCGCGATATGAAGCGCGTCATGGCCGCCAACAAGGACCCGGCGAACTGGGACATGCCGCTGATTGCCGCGATGGTGGATTTGCCGGTTGAGGATTTGGACAGCATGGATCTGGCGGATTACATGGTATTGACCCAGCGGTTTCAGGCCCTGTCTAAGCTGGATGACGAACCCGAAACAATTGCTGAAGGCTGAGGCGTTACTGGCGAGATGGTTTCGGTGGCAGCCCAGCGAGATTGACGGGCTCCAGGTAGAGGCGTTCGAGGGATATCTCAGGGAAGCGGGTGAGCAGATACGCCACGAATACGGCGAATGATCCAGGCCACCAGTTGGTAAAGCACCTCGGAAAGTCCAGCCAGCAAGATGATGACGGGCTGCAGCAGCATCAACGCGAAACAGTAGGCCAGCGCGACGGCTGTTGCGCTCACAAGGGTGACGAAAACGCTAAGCCACCAGTCGCCACCGGTCGCGGTGAAGGTATTGTAAAGCTCGATAACGCACCAGGCATAACTGCCCAGAACCGCTGAGCCGAATAAAACTGCAAAGATGATCATGCCGTCGCCTCCTTTTTGAACTGAGAAGAGTTTACCCCTATGCCGAGTTCATTTTCAATTGGTGTTGTCGTTTCTGCCGCGCTGTCCGGGACGTTTCGTACCGTCATGGGCAACGCGCAACGCACGCTTGATAAGCTGGGCTCGGCCACTACCCAAATGCAGCAACGTCAGGAAGCGTTAACCCGTGCGGTTGGGCGTTACGGTGACATTGGTGGTAGTGCCGCCCGCCGACTGAACAGCGAACTGACGCGTGTCGGGCAGACCATGGAACGTTTGCAGCAACGACAAGCCAGTCTGTCACGCACCACCATTGCAGCTGCGGCGCTGCGGGATAATCGCAAGAAGCTTTACCGTGACGGGGTGGAAGCCTATGGCATGGGATGGACGGTTTATAAAACTTTGAAACCATCCGTGCAAAAGTCTATGACCTTCCAGGACAATATGGCCGACATGGCCATCACGGCGGGCTACGACAACAAAACCCGCGATTCGATCGGTAAAAATATCCGCGCCTGGAGCCTCAAGTATAACCAGACCCAGGATGACCTGCAGGCCGCCACCAGTTCGCTTATCGGCAACAATATCGACGACATTGATGATATCCGGGCTTATCTGCCGAGCATCGCCCGTGGGGCCACTGCCACGCGCACCACCGCCGAGCAATGGGCCGAGGCGGCGTTTACCACCAAACAATCGCTCGGGATCGCTGCCAAAGACTTCGCTGCCGTGCAAAACATCATGGCTTATGGTGGCAAGGCCGGCTCGTTTGAAATCCCTGACCAGGTCAAATGGCTGCCCAGCCTTGCACCGCAAATGGCCGGCATTTCCCAGGGCAAGGAAGCGGTCGCCGAGATGGCCGCCGCGCTGCAGGTGGCCAAAATCGGGGCGGGAACGTCTGACGAGGCCGCCAACAACTTCAAAAACTTCCTGACCAAGCTCTTCGCACCGGATACGCAGAAACGCTTCGCCGATCAGGGGATCAACCTCAGCGAATCGCTGATGCGTCAGAAGGCCGAGGGCATTTCGCCCATTGAAGGCATGATGAACGTCATTCAGTGGTCGCTCGAACAAAAAGGCCCGGAGGCCGTCGAGCAGTTCAAGGCGGCCATGGCGCTCAAGGATGATGCGGCGCGCGATCAGGCTTTGCAGGCGCTGCAGAAAAACTTCGGTCTGGGTGAGCTGTTCGCCGATATGCAGGTGATGGCCTTCGTTCGACCGATGCTGGCGAACATGGACAAGTACCGCTCCATTCGTGCAGAGGCCCTTAAATCGGCCGACAACGATGTGCTGGGCAGTGACTACGCCAAACGCCTCGAGTCTCCCCTCGAGAAGATGAAACAGCTGATGGTCGCCACCAACGAACTGGGCATTACGTTGGGAGAGCAGTTGACACCAGCAATAGTAGGCGCAGTGGATAAAATGCTGCCGCTGATTACCGCAACCGGTGAGTGGGTCAAGGCACACCCACAACTGGTTCAGGGTATTGCCGGCGTCGTGGCCGGGCTTATCGTATTCAAAGGACTCGTCGTTGGTCTGCGGCTCTTAATCAATCTCATCGCTACGCCGATTGTTACGGTGGTGAGAAGCTTTAAAGCGGCGCGTGGTGCCTGGGAATTGCTCCGCGCCGGTTTCGGTCGCGGTGGCGGCATTGCTCGTGCTGCAGGCGCTATCGGCCAACTGTCAGGGCGCGTTATGCGCCTGGGCCGAACTCTGGCCGGAGGCGTGCTGCGCGGTATCGTACGTGGCGGTGCACTGATGGGGCGCATGGGGATGGCCGGCCTGCGTCTCGGTCGCATTCTCGGCGGTGTATTGCGTCAGGGGCTGATGATCGCCGGCCGCGCCGTGCTGTTTATCGGCCGGGCATTGATGATGAATCCTATCGGGCTGCTCATCACCGGCATTGCGATCGGGGCCTTCCTGATTTACCGCTATTGGGGGCCCATCAGTACCTGGTTCAAGGCGCGCTGGGAAGATATCAAGCGGGCTTTCTCCGGCGGCATTACCGGCGTGGCAGCGCTCATTATCAACTGGTCGCCGGTCGGGCTGTTCTACAAGGCCTTTGCCGGGGTGCTGCGTTACTTCAACATCGAGCTGCCGGCCAACTTCACCGACTTTGGTGCCAACCTGATTGAAGGGCTGGTGAGCGGTATCACCAGCAAGCTGGCGGCGGCGAAAGACACCATCGTCAACTTTGGCAGCAGCGTCAAAGGCTGGTTCACCGAGACACTGGGCATCAACAGCCCCTCCCGCGTGTTCATGGGCTTTGGGGATAACATCGTGCAGGGCGCGGTGATTGGCATTGACCGCACCACCCCGCAGGCAGGCTCGGCCGCTACCCGCCTTGCCTCTGCATTGATGCCCTTTGGTGACAGTGCACCGCTTGCGGGGTGGTTTGCCGACCTGCCTGCGCGAATAACGCGTCTGGCCGGTCAGGCCTCCCAGGGGCTGTCGACGCTGCAGGTTTCGTCAGCCTCCCGTCGCCCGCCCGTCCCCGAGGTACCCACCTGGCCCGAAGCCGGCGAAAGCACCGCTGTTCGTGGCGGCCTTGCGCGTCGCGGCCGTGGTGCTGCAGGTCCGTCCGGACCGGGTATCACGGTGCATTTTGCGCCGGTCATCCACATTGATGGTAAACGCCAGAATGCCGGCCCGGAGATACAAAACGCGCTGGGTATGGGGGTGCGCGAGCTCGAGCAGATGCTGACTCGCGTCCTGCAACAACAGCAACGCAGGAGTTTTGAGTGATGTTTGCCGTCCTTGGTGATATTTCCTTTCAGCTGGCCACCAGTTTTGATGCCTTCGATGGCACCTTCGGCAGTGATTTTGCCGAACAGGCGCGCATCAGCAATAAACCCGGCCTGCAGTTCGTCGGCGCCAAGCTCGACGAATACCACATAACGGTGCTGTTCCATCAGCAGTATTGCTCCCCGGATGCGGAGTTCAGGAAACTAATGGCCGCCAATCAGGCACACCAGGCGCTGGCGTTTGTGCTGGGTAACGGCGACTACAAGGGCTGGTTCGTCATTACCGATATTGCCGGCAGCTATCAGCTTAATGGGCAGGACGGCGCGGCGCAGGCCATCTCGGTGGACCTGACCCTGCGCGAGTTTGCCGGCGACCCTGCCTCACCCATGACACCGCCAGGCGTCAGAACCAGTCTCCCGAGTCTGTCCCAGGGCAAAGCCGGTGCGCTGCCCGGCGCCGGGATTGGCGGCATGGTGCGCAGCGCCGTGGGGTATGCCCGTCAGGCGCAGTCAGCATTGCAGACCGCCTCCAACGTCGTACGCGTGGCCCGCCAGATGAAAAGCAACCCGGTCGCCGCATTCACCCGCGTGCCTGGCGTACTCGGGAGCCTGGGCAATGTGGCGGCCCCGCTGGCGCAATCGGTGCCGTGGCTTAATCAACTGACCGGCCAGCTCCCGGAGACTATCCCGCTGGCTCGCGCCGCCGGCGAGGTCGCGGTGATGGTCAATGGTGCCCGGGAGACGCTGGGCGGTGTTCGTCCCGGTGATAACAAGAACCTTCCCGGCGCTTTAGATACCGTCGCGGGACTGGTCGGCAGTGCCGTGACCACCTGGAACAATCAGTCCCCGCAGTTAAGCCGGCTTGCCAGCCGCATTATTACCCGGAGCCTGTGATGAATCACCCGCACACCGACGTCATCATCCATATCACGCGCGAAGGCGAACGCTGGGATCAGCTTGCCAACGATTACTACGGCGATCCGCTGGGTTATGCCCGCATCATCATGGCCAACCCGCAGGTCGCTATCCTGCCGGTGCTGCCGGCCGGCATGTCGCTCGCCATTCCGGTCATCCCGGCAGACAACAACCAGGAGACGCTGCCACCATGGCTACGCTAAACGCACCCACCACGCCCGCCGCTGGCGGCAAGTCTTCCGGCGCCGTCCCGACACCGGTGTTTGAGCTGGTCTATGGTCAGAAGGACATCACGGTCGACGTCACGCCCTACGTGCTGTCAATCAGTTTCACTGACAAGCTGTCGGGGGAATCGGACGAGATCCAGGTGGAGCTGGAGGACAGCGACGGCCGCTGGCGTGATGCCTGGTACCCGGGCAAAGGGGATACCCTGTCGCTCAAACTGGGGCTCGAAGGGCAAAAACTGCTGAACTGCGGCACGTTCTCAATAGATGAAATCGAGCTCGGCGGACCGCCAGATACGGTGTCACTACGGGGACTGTCGGCCTCGGTAACGGCGGCGATGCGCACCCGCTCCAATCGGGGGTTCGAAAACACGACGTTGCTGGCTATCGCCAGCCGTATCGCCAAAAAGCACGCTCTCAGGCTCGAAGGCACGATAGAGCCGCTCAAACTTGACCGTGTCACCCAATACAATGAGACCGACCTGGCGTTCATGACCCGGCTGGCGCGCGAGTATGGTTACATCGTCAAGGTGACACACGAGGCGCTCGTCTTCTCGCACCGCGTTACCCTGCGCGAGGCAGAAGCTGTTCACACACTGACGCCCGCCATGGTTGGACGCTACCGACTGCGCGATACCATCAATCGCATCTACAAGCAGGCCAGGGTCAAATATCAGGACACCAGAACCAAGAAGATGGTCACCATCGGCGTCAAGGCGGATGGCAGCATCGGGCCGGTGGCAGAAGAAACGGTGAGCGCCAAGGGCAAAGGGCAAAAGCCCTCATCTCATGCTACCAGCGCGGACACGCTCAATATGCAGAGCCGGGCACGCACCCGGGATGAGGCGGTCAGCAAGGTCTGCGCCGGTATCAACCGTCACAATGAGTACCAGCGCGAGGCCACGCTCAACCTGGAAGGCAATGTGGGACTGAAAGCCGGCAATACCTTGTCGCTCACCGGCTTCGGACGGCTATCGGGGAGCTGGCTGGTGACGGCGGTCCGCCATGATATCGACCGGCAAGGCGGTTACAGCTGCGAACTCACTCTCGGCCAGGGACCGATTGCCAACCCGCACAAAAAAGGCAAGGACGGCAAGGCCGGCACGTCCCGCGAGATGGTGGTCATCGGCAAAAAGGCCGACGGCAGCATCGGCGTAGTGGATAAGAAGACACAAACCGTCAAGGGGAAACACCGATGAGCGGTATCAAGTTTGCCACCGGCACCGTCAGCGCCGTGGATGAGAAAACCGTACGGGTGCGCGTCAGGCTGCCAGAGTACGACAATCTGCGCACGGCCTGGATCGAGGTGCTGCAGCGCAACACCCAGAACAACAAGGATTACTGGTTGCCGGATATCGGCGAACAGGTCAAGGTATTGCTCGATCCTCAGGGGGACGACGGCCTGGTCCTGGGCGCGGTGTATTCTGATGTGGATAAACCGACCATCGCTTCCCGGGACAAGCGCCGGGTGGATTTTGCCGATGGCACCTTCGTGGAATACGACCGCAAGGCGAACGCCATGGCCATCGGCGGCGCGATAAAGACCCTGGATATCGCCACCCAGGCGTCTGTGGTGATCACCACGCAAACGGCCACGGTGAAAGCCAGCACGTCGGTGACGCTGGATACGCCGGAAACCATCGCCACCGGCAATCTGACCGTGCAGAAGAAGCTGACTTACCTCGGCGGCATGGCGGGCAGCGGGGGCAGCGGCGCGGCGGCGACCATTACCGGTGACGTCAAGGCCACCGGCGACATCACCTCGGCGTCGGTCTCCCTGGAAAACCACCGTCACGGCAACGGGCATGACGGCAACCCGACCGATCCTCCCATCAAATAGCGCGTCAACCTGTGTCACACCCACCCGCCGGCGGCGGGTTTTTAAAGCCCTTTAATACTCCCCAACGCCCGCCCATGACATGCTGGCGGCATGAAAACTGAAAACGCAACTTCCGTCTACTGGCAACCGGCACTGTATCGCCCGGGCGAGCGCGTCACCGGGCTTGCCGATATTCACCAGTCAATACAGATAATCCTCGGCACGCCCTGCGGGGCCGACCCGCACCGGCCGGATTTTGGCAGCAACATTTACCGCTATATCGACCAGCCGGTAGACCAGGCGCTGCCTCATGTGGTCAGAGAGACCACGGATGCGCTCAGGCGTTATGAGCCGCGCGCGGAAGTGGTCTCGGTCTCGCATCGCGCCGAGGGTGAGCATGCCTGGTTACAGGTGCAATGGCGTCCCGTCGGCGCCGCGTGGACAGAAACCACGGAGGTCACATGGCATTAGCGCTTGATAAACCCGTCTTCGTCAGTACCGATCCGCAGGCCCTGACTGCAGAGATGATTGCCTGGTACGAAAAAGCCAGCGGCAAAACGCTGTACCCGGCGCAGGATGAACGCCTGCTGATCAACCTGATCGCCTACCGCGAGAATCTGGTGCGCGTCGCCATTCAGGACACGGCAGAGCAAAACCTGGTGGCTCTGGCGCGAGCGCCCATGCTGGATTATCTCGGTGAACTGGTGGGCGTTTATCGTCTGGCCGCGCAGCCGGCACGTACCACACTGCGGTTCAGCGTCGACGTTGCGCCGACAACTCCGGCCCTGATACCTGCCGGTACGCGTGTCAGCGCAACCGACAGCATCATTTTTAACACCGATGCGGACGTCATCCTCAATGCCACGACGACGGCGGTCGAGGTCAAGGCCACCTGCAGCGAACCGGGCGTTTCCGGCAACGGCTGGCAGCCGGCACAAATCAGTACGCTACTCGATGAGATAGGCAATCTGGATCTGACGGTGACCAATACCGCACCCAGTAGCGGCGGCGCAGACCAGGAAGATGATGACCGCCTGCGCGAGCGCATTACCCTGGCCCCGGAGTCGTTCAGCAATGCCGGCTCCCGGCAGGCGTACCGTTTCCACGCCATGAGCGCCCACCAGAATATCAGCGACGTGGCGGTTGTGCGTCCGGTACCCGGCACGGTTAACCTCTATCCGCTTTTGACCACCGGTATGCCCGATGAAACGCTGCTCGCGGGGGTGTTAGGGTTTTGTTCCGATGAGAAGGTGCGTCCGCTCACTGATACGGTGAACGTGCTGATGCCTGGCAAGGTGGATTACCGTATACGGGCCGATATCTGGCTCTATGCCAATCAGGACGCAAAACAGGTGATGGCGCAGGCAAACAAGGCGGCGGAAGATTGGACGACGCAACTGTCGACGCGGCTGGGGCGGGATATCGTCCCCAGTCAAATCAGTGCTGCTCTGTCTGTACCTGGCGTGTACCAGGTCAACCTTGCCGAACCGACCTTGCGCGAAGTCGCCCCGCATGAATGGCCACATTGCACCGGCATCAACCTGACTCTCAAGGGGATAGTCAATGACTGACGCAGAGGCCCTCACGCAGTCGCCGAAGCTTACGATGACGCCACCGCTGGCGCGCGACGAACGGTTCCGCTTGCTGGCCCAGCTCACCGGCCGTCTGCAGGATTTGGATCTGACGCCGCTGCTAGTGTACCTGATTGACCTGACGGAGGTCTCGGCGCTGCCCTGGCTGGCAGAGCAACTGTCGCTGACGGGCGATAACGGCTGGAGCCTTGCCGAGTCGGACAGCGCACGCCGCGCCATGCTCAAAAACGCTATCGAACTGCACCGCTATAAGGGCACGCCCTGGTCGGTTCGCGAGGTGATCCGCCGCCTGGGATTTGGCGAAGTTGAGCTGAAAGAAGGGGGTAACGGGCTCGATCCACATATCGCAGCCCAATTCCCGAAAGAGACGCTCTGGGCAGTCTACCGGGTGATGCTGCGTCAGCCCATTACCAATGACCAGGCCAGGCTGCTGCGTCGAACGCTGGATGCCTTCGCACCGGCACGCTGCGCGCTCGCCAGCCTGGACTTTACCGCCGCCGCCATTCGCTACAACAACACGGCCCGTTATGACGGGACGTACAACCATGGGAGCAGTTAAGCCATGAGTAACCTGACCGAAAAGGACCAGTGGGAAGACGGTATCTACCAACTGGAAACCTCAGACCCGGTGCTGGGTGGCCCGGATGGGGTCTCCAACAAGCCGGCAAAACAACTCGCCAATCGTACGCTCTGGCTGAAGAAGCAGCAGGAAAAGGCCAATGAGGCCCTGAAAGCGCACGAGCGTTCCCGTAATCACCCGGATGGCACCACAACGGCCAAGGGGTTCGTGCAGCTCTCCGATAACCCGAACCTTGACAGCAGCCAGCTTGCAGCCACGCCCAAAGCCGTCAAGGCGGTCAACGATGCGAGCGCCAAGAAAGCGGCCAATCTGGCCGACCTGACCGACAAACCCAGGGCCCGTGATAATCTCGGCCTGAAATCGGCGGCCTTGCGCGATGTCGGCACCACCAAGGGCCAGGTGATGGAAGTGGGCGCGGGCGGCTTACTGATGGGCGCGCGCCATCGCGATGACGTGTATACCAATGACGGGCAGATTTTCCGCGCCGATGCCAAATCGGCCAACAAACCGCCCATGAATGCGACTGCCGGCATTATCAGCCTGCCGGCAGATGGCGGCCCGTCCACGGGGTATGTGGCGATTAGTCCGGCCAACGGCGCCGCATGGATTGGTTCGTCTAACAAACCCGAGAACGGCGTGCGCTGGTCGCGCATTTACACTGAAGACAACAAGCCCACAGCCGGCGACGTCAATGCCTACAGCAAAACCGAATCGGACAACCGCTTCCTGCTAAAGAGCGGCGGCACGGTCACCGGCAAGACCCAGTTCAATGCCGGCATCGACTTTGTCAGCCCGAACAACGGCATTACGAATGGCGCCGATGGCGCCAGCTACAACGGGGCCAACCTGCTGCTCAAGTCCTGGAACGGCATCGGTTTTTACAAGACCATTGGTGAACAAGGTATCACCGGCTTTATCGACGTGCGCACCGGCGACCTGCGCATGCAACGCAACATCACCGCCGATGGTCAACTGATTGAGGCGGGCAAGCGCGTCTACTCGCCGAACAATAAGCCAAAGGCCGGCGATGTTGATGCCGTCTCCGCAAGCGAAGGTGGTGAGTTTAAAAAAGAAATCCGTGCGTCTGGCGGCGTGAAAATTCAGGTGCCGGGCCGCAACGACAATGGCGGCGGCGTATATCCTGGCAACGGTGACGGCGCAAGCTATGCCACCTGCAACGTCGACATCAAATCTTGGCAGGGCATCGGCTTTTACAACACCTGTGACACGGTGGGCATCAAGGGGCGAAGCCTGTTTATCGACGTACGCCAGGGCAACCTGGAAGCCCAGGGCATTATCAAAGGCAAAACCGTCTCTGATGCCAGTGGGCGAGTCTACTCGCCGGGGAACAAACCCTTGCCGGGTGACATCAACGTTTACAGCAAGTCAGAATCAGACAGCCGATACTTTGCCCGAGGCACGACCGAGATAACCAAGGATGTGGCCTGGAACGCTGCTTCCGGGGTCTACAATACCCAGGCAGATGGCATGACCATGGTGGTGCACTTCGCCGCCGGCGGCACCGGCAGCACGCGCGCTGCAGATTTCAGGTTCAACTATGGCAACGGCGGACTCGCTTTCCGCTCATCGCGCGACGGCTTTGGGTACGAGAACGGCTGGACGAAAGTCTACACCGACCGCCAACGGCCGACTGCAGCTGAGGTACAAGCAGCTGATGTCAGAAATAACTTTGCAGCGAAGATGGGCGCTAATCGCACGCTCTCTGGCGACGCAAAGCCTACCGCTCCTGGTCCCTGGAGCGTGGAGAACAGTAAATGGACGCCTGAAGGCTGGGGCTCATTGCTGTACACAACCAACCGCGCCGACCTGAAAGCGGATACCGGCAACGGGCAGTTCCACCACTATCTGTTCCTGAGTCACAGCCGCAAGCTTTATGTGGCGACCAATGTCAACGGCAACTGGAGCGGTTGGCAGCAGCAGTTTGATTCGCGAGGCGGAAAGGTAACGGGTGAAATTCAATCGACCTCATCAGATAACTACCGCATCGTTGCGGGTGACTACGGCACATTCTGGCGCAACGATGGCAACAGCCTTTATCTGCTGCTGACAAAGGCCAAAGACCCCTACGGCACCTGGAATAACCTGCGCCCCTTCAGCGTTAATATAAAAACCGGGCAGGTCACGTTTGCTCATTTTGTGGGTATGAACGACAGCCTGACAGTCAATAAGTATATCCGCGCTGATAAAAACATATCTGTAGGTGAGGATTTGTACGTTGACCGCAACGCCACGGTAACGGGCACTCTCAAGGTCGGCAATAGCACCCACGCCAGCGACGGCAACATATTAGGCAGCCGCTGGGGCAATAAATGGCTTTGGGATGCAGTTATTGAGCAGGTCAGTGGTCGCGTCGATTGGGGGGCGCACAATCGTGATGTCAATGCGCGAGCTACCTGGGACTATGTAAACCAGAACTTTGTGCGCGATATTCGTTTGGCAAGCCGGGGTGAAATTATCACTGATGGCGCCTTGACTGAAGCTCCATGGGGGGCGGTAGTTACCGGTGGTAACGGTAACGAAGGTAATCAGGTAGGGGTGATGCTTTTCCGCTATCTGCAAAAAAACGTGAACGGTAACTGGCATACGGTGGCATACGCATGAAAAAATACGGCCCTTTTAAGCTTTATACGCCTACGCCAGGTACGCCGGCCGGAGAACTGGCCAGGCGCATCAAGGCGCAGTATATCTGTACACCCGATGAACAGGACTGGTATCTGCTGCAGAAAAACTTTATGCGACAGACGCTCAAGATCGCCTACATTGAGAATGGCATCATCATTCAGGCAAGCTACGATGTCAGTACGCTGTGGCCAGTTAACGCTTCCGTGGCTGAAATTCCTACAGAGCAAATACCCAAGGGATTTACGCTGCCGCTGACAGGTGCAAACTGGCAATACAACGGTCAGCGTATTGTGCCGCGAGTCTACACTGCGGAAGAACAGGAAAAGATGGCTGAGCAGCGCAAGGGCGAACTTATGGCGGCGGCTGAGCGCACGTTAGCGCCGCTGGAGCGTGCGGAACGTCTGGGCATGGCAACCAAAGAAGAAACCAGGCGACTGGCGGCGTGGGCGGCCTACTCGGTGAATCTCAGTCGTATTGATACCTGCAAAGCCCCAGATATCGACTGGCCACCAGTACCGGAATAACGCATATCGCGTGTTTACACCCAGCTCTGGACAGGGCTGGGTTAACTAATACAGCCATCGGCCGGCTTTGGCGGACTCAATGAGCATATCGATGGTCAGTGGTATATGATCGGTTCGCAAATCAGCCGGGAAGTGCTTTTCGAAATGGATGTCTTGAGGGTTAATAGCAAACTTATCAGCATATCTCTCTAGTAGCTCCGCAGCATCTTCGGGGGCCATCCGAAAGTCTTTGTTTAGATCGGTTTCTTTTGCCAGTGGATAGCGTTTGCGTAACCAAAACCAGTAGCCGTTGTACTCTTCTATGAGTTCAAACACAGCTTTCTCTAACGCATCGGTTACCATATTTTATCCCCTCCACGCGCGATGATGTTGTAACGGTTCGTCGCTTTCCAGGCGATCTGATTTACATCCAGAGCGAGTACAGCCCATCCAACAACAGGTATAGCGCGACCAACAAACGTGCCCAATTTACGCGTCATTATCACTTTCATTTTTGATGGGCCGCCAATGATCGTTGGCATAGGGAAAGGGAGTTTATAGCCTCTCAACTGTTTACGAGCGAACGTAGATGCACGTGATGTTCCTGGCGTTGCAGTTGCAAATTTTCCTGAAACAGCGATATTGTTCTGGCCGGAGTAGATTGCAGCAGCGGCCAAAATGTCTTTTGCTGCATCAGCACCGGTAAAATGCTCTACCGTGATATCAACCATAACCCAGAAGAAAAGCTCACCAGCGGTAAGCCTTTCCATCCCGGCATAGAAATATGTTCCACCCAACTCTTCAACCGTATCCATCTGTAGTCCTAACGTGGGTATGTCAATAGCGCGATCAAATGCACATAAACTTTAGCGTTCGTAACTTCGATTCGGTAGAACGCCTGTAATTATATTGCATATAGTGAAAGAAAAATCGAGCGGCATTTATCGCACGTTTTTGTCTCAAATATCGCGCGCCGCATCAGTTGAGTTCGCCCAGCTGTTCCCCGATCTGCTGCGGCAGCCCTACGGCGCACCGCACCAGACGCTGGCCGGCAATCAACGGCATTATTATTCGCTGCTCGAGGCGCCGCAGCGCCGCGTCAGCGCCCTGCGTTCGGTTCCGCCGCCGGCGGAAAGGCATGACGAACAGCATCAGAAGGCGCTGCGCATTCTCAATGCCGGTCTTTCCCTGTGCGTGACCGGCGAAACCGGCTGCGGCAAGGAGCACTTCAGCCGACGCCTGTTTCAAGAGAGCCGCTGGCGCAACGGCAACTTCGTGGCGATCAACTGCGCGGCGCTGCCTGAGCCGCTGATCGAGTCCGAGTTGTTCGGCTATGCCCCGGGGGCGTTTACCGGCGCCAACCCGAAAGGCTATATCGGCAAGATCCGCGAGGCGGACGGCGGCGTGCTGTTCCTCGATGAAATCGGCGACATGCCGGCGGGCCTGCAGACGCGGCTGCTGCGGGTGTTACAGGAAAAAATGGTCACGCCGCTCGGCAGCCGCAGCGCTTATCCGGTCGATTTCGCGTTGGTCTGCGCCACGCACCACGATCTGCATCGGCAGGGACAGGCGGGGGTTTGCTGTACCGCATCCAGGAATACAGCCTGCGCATTCCGCCGCTCAGAGAGCGGGCGCAGCTGGAAGCCTTCATTTTGCAGCTGTGGCGAGAGCTGGGCGGCGAGCGGCGCGACATTCGCCTGCTGCCGGAGGCGCTGGCGATGCTGGCGCGCTACCCGTGGCCCGGCAACGTGCGGCAGCTGTTGAGTACGCTCAAGGTGTTGCTGGCGCTGGCGGACGATCATGCGGTGCTCACTCTGGACGATCTGCCGCAGTCCATCGCGGTGCTGGCGCCGCTGCAGCCGGTGTACGTCACCGACAAGGCCGCCTCCACGCTGGCCATTC